GAGAAGAGATGACCAATTGTAATTTTCTATATTCTTCCAACCTGTCCTGTTGACGCCTAAGCTCTAGGCAATGCTCACAGAAGCATATATCTAAGACAACGGGTAATTCTTGTCGTTCCATTTCTTATATATAGCCATTTCGTGAGCAAATTTCCTATAGGTCGCAATCTCTACACCTAAACCCGTAAATGTGTGTCTGTGTGGGTGTCCTTCTTTGTCGCGTTCGTCTAGTTCATAGAGTTCGTTCATGGTTTGAACCCTAGCCGCGTTTTCTGCTATAGAGATTTTTTTCATTTTGGATTGTCGTCTGTTTTGGGCTTCATTTTTTTGATCGTGTCAAAGATCATGGCAATGACTCCATTCTGTTTAAGCTTTGAAGCGCCTACAAGTTCCGAGGCAAGAGCTACAGCAGCCCAAAAGATAGGGCTAGCAAGAATTTCATTCATCTAGTGTTTTTCATAGGGCAACGTTCCTCTAGTCGTGCAATTGATGTTTCAAGGCGATTTAACCTTAAAAAGATTTCTTGTTTAATCTCCGAGTTTTTCTTGGCTTGCATCGCCAGGTAAACAAAAGCACCTGAAACAATGGCCGCGCCTATCTCGGTCAATTTACAAATAAAAGAACTATAGTCAGAATAGGTCAACTTTTACAATACGTCGCCGTAATGAAAGAAAAACCACCTGAAAAACCAATAACAAAAAAAATTATTCAAGACGATGAGGACATGCCAGCCTATCAAGAAATGGTTTTGTTCTATCTCTCTACAGGGATAAAAACGATTTTAATCGCTTGGTGTATCACGATAATTTCTCTTGCATATATAAAATTACCTGACAGTAAATGGTGGGTAGCGGATCAACGAATAGACGCAACGTACGCCGCAGGCGTCCTTGGGGGTTTGCTTGGATCGCTTGGGGTGACGGTTGCTAACGCAGGTAAAAAGAAAGACGAAAAGAACGGCAATGCATCAGCTAGAAAAGAAATAGAAGAATTAAAAGCAGCATTAGCCGAGGTTTCAGCGAATCAGCAATATCAAGTTGTAAGAATTGAGACTCCTGTAAAAATTGTCCCTACAGGAGAAAGCCGCGTCGATCCCATTACTAATAAAACTATTGGCCCCGACGGTAAACTCCAATGAAAAAATTATTAATCCCCTTTGCTTTCCTATTAGCCGGCCCTTGCTACGCCGATATAACTCATACAATCCAGTCGAGCGCATCAATTACTGTTGCAGCCCCCGGTTCAACCGTAACCAGACAAGGCAATTCTTATTCAATTAGTGGCTCAGGAATTGATGTGGCCGTAGGTGATGACACGAACGAGCTAGGCGGTCTTGGTGCGGTCACTAATGGTGTAAATGCATTTTCAGCCGTAACAGCTTCACAAAGCACTGAGGGAGAGGATTTCAGTTTCCAAATGTCGCATACTGCTGGTGATACCACTACTAACAGCATTACGGTGGGAACGATACCAGCCTATTCAAATGTTACTTCTACTTCTGTTGGAAGTGCTGGCACTGGAGCGATTGCAGTCGGCAGAGATGGATCCTTGACACTTACCCCAGGAACCGCGACTGGTACGACTATTACAGGCCAGCATACAACATCTTTATTTGTGGATTGATGAAACGCTTATGGCTTTTATTTTTCTTATATGCAACGCCTAGTTTCGCTAATCCTATTGGTGGCTTCACTACTGGAACTATGTCTAGTACTACTGTTTCATCATCTTCTACTATTGAGACAATCGTTTCAAAAGACTATAATACAGGATATTCTTACACAGTTTCAGGGTCAGGCATTACGCACGACGGCGGAAATATGTCGATGGATGCGGTTCAAATTTCAGGAACAACGGACGGGGTAAGTTATAAATGGACAGGGCAAGATTTCACAACAAAACCAAACTGGTCACTAACAAACCCAACATCAGGGAACGCTTTTCAATTTGTAGAGGCCTACAGCTCGCCCGGATTGTCCAACGTTACTTCTCTGACTCGCGAGCAAAATACGCAAACTACAACCACCTCAACGTCAATTTTTACAAAATAGCTGCATTAATATTTTTATTCCCTACACAAGCATTAGCGAATGCGGTTTCACAATCAAATAATGGAAGTGTAAGCAATATTGCAATTCAACAGACTACAGGAAATATGACGACTAACAGCTACGGGCCTCAACAAATTCAATGTCAAGGCGCAACAATGGCACTGCAACCCTATACACAATTTGGGGTGAATTATATGAAACCTTTTAACCATTCCTATGAAACACCTGTATATGATCCAACCGATTTAGTCGGAGATTTTGACGACGAGGGGAACGAAATAGGCGACGGTGTACCAGATAACCCAGGAGACATTTTATATATGCAGCGCAACTATTCAGGAACTAACAAGGACGCTTACTCTTTAAATAGTGGGATCACTTTAAGTTTCATAATTCCACTTGATAAACGCTTTCAAAATGCTTGTTTAAGGGCTGCTAATAAACAAATAGAGCTACAAAATCAAAAACTATTAAACCTTGAAATGGATTGGCATATCGCACGTTATAAAAATTGTGCGGAGCTGATTTCGTTAGGCTATCGGCTGAAAAAATCAAGCCCTTATTATTCAATCTGCAAAGATGTGGAGATTATAGAAAAGCCCAATCAAGTCTTACCCCATACCCATAAAATTATTTCTTCTTCTTCTTCGCAGTAAGTTTTTTAACTATATTTTTTACGGCTGGTTTTATGACATTAAGTAATAGTGGAGCGCTTGCAGCGACTAAAGCAATAGAAGCAGTAGAAACGGCAGTCGGTAAACTTGGGAAGTAAGTGTCGATAAATTTGACTGGTTCATAAAGCGTTATGCAGTCTTTCCCATTGTCGCTAAGTTCCCAACCAATGACACGTTCTAACCGCTTATCATTACGAAAGTCACCCATCTTTTGATTCTTAGGACCGGGGCAAGGAACAAACACTTCTTTCTCTTCTTCTTTCTGCTTTGGAATTTTTGGCTCTTGACCTTTAAATTCTTTTGGTTTGTTTTCTGATTTTTCTTCTTCCTTATCGTTTGAATAAATTATTTTTGCAGGGTTATATTGAGGAGCTTTTATTGTTGGTAATGGGCCGTTCGAGCAAACCCAATAACTACCCGTCGGGTCGTCTTCAATAATCTGTGTATTAGTCGGCCTAGCGTCTCGATGTTGCTTATAGCAGCCAGGTAAAAGAATTGATGGAGATGGAAACCCTAAAGCCTGACTGGGTGGAATATCTATTATTTTTATTGTTGGTATTGATTCAATTCTTATATCTGGTATTTCCATTACATAGGCAAGGCTAACCCTGTTTTTTTAGGTAATTGCTTTTCTATTTGATCAGGTAATGCTTTTTTTATATCACCCATAATTGCATTTTTTATTTTAGCCTGACCTTGTGGGCTGGTTACGTATTTATAACCGAAATAACCCCCGCCAATAATTCCAGCAGTTAAAACAAAAGATGCAACCGCTAAACCATCAATAATTTTCCTGATCATTATTTTGTCTTTTGGCTTTTTGAATTAATTCTTTTTCTTTTAAACATAATAATGCCTCTTTGATTGCTTCGGCTTGCAAAGAATTTACCCATATTAAAAGGGGAGGACATTTCCGGTTGATGTAGGAACTTTTGGTATTTCTGGAACAGGTATTAGCTTTGTAATTTGATTTGTCAAATAAGCTTTTGCTTTAGCTTGGTTAGTTGGGTTCTTAGCGTAGAAATAAAGACCCGCGCCACCTGCTAGCACTCCCACTATAAAGACTGAATTAGCAATAACAAGACAATCAATAACTTTTTTCATAGCTTTAAACGTTGCTACGCCTCGATATTAAACTAAAATCTAAATAAAAACATGTTTAACGATATATGGAAAGAAGCCATACTTAAAGCCGCGCCAATCATGGTTATGGTTATAGCTTTTTCAACAGTGGCTTTATTACCTGCGTATCTAATGACAGGGATATTAATTAAACAGCAACAGGGTCAACAGCAGTCGATTCAGGTTGATCTAGCTCGTCAAGTTCATTAAGTCTAGTTTGTAATTCAACTTCTTTTTTAGTAAACAAATCAACCGCTAATTTAGCTTGTGATAATTCATTTTGAATTGTATTTAATTCGCCTGTTAATTGTTCGCGGCGTTCTGTAATTGTATTAGTCATATTTATGATCCGGGGCCGCTTGTCTTATCAGCAATTAATTTAGCTTTCCAAGCATTCTTAATAGAAGTTGTCCAAATTACACCGCATAAATCTTTTATTTCTTGAGGTATTGCCGTTACTCCATCGGGTTCCTTATCTAATGGATTATCAACCAAATTATCAGATGCGTCTAAGCTTCCGGGGTCTAAAACATACCTTTCAAATGATCTAGTTAATTCTTTCGAGTCCTCTTTTATGACTGAAGCTTTTCGCACCTGTAAAAGTGCATAATCGCCAACAATCTCTTTTTTATCGTAGATAATCTCTTTTGTAATAGCCATGATTTTAGGAGCGTTTGATTAAACGAAACAGGTTTAAATTAGGCTTAGTTTATAGACGTGCTAACGGTCTATGAATCTGTAAAGTAAGTAAATGTTAGATATAAAGATATGCTGGTACTATTATCCCAATCTCCTGCTGCCCAATTCACCCAAGTATTACCATCTCTAGATGAAAGTCCATAAGCACTTGTTGTGTTAGAACTTGTATAGAAGCAATGTTTCTCATCTCCACTCCAAGCGATGTTATTTAGCATTGCAGGAATGATAATAAAATGACCAGTTGCATTAGAAACAGTAAATGGAAGATTTCTAATTGCAATTTGACCGCCTATACCCGCTAAATTTTTGCTATCCCAAGCAACCATTACAGTAACTTGTCGTCCTATTTTTGTGTAATGACAAGTACTTGAATCACATTGCGTACTTGGACTAGAACCGCCTTGTCCATCTAATTGCATGGTTCCTGTGCCCTCTTCATACGAGTCAAGCAACTCACTTGACATTCCTGCCGCATGAGAAGTAGCGCTAAAGTCAATACCGTGACCAGCAGTTCCTATTACTAGGTTGCCATCATTTATTTTTAGGTCTCCATCACTTTGGACCTCCAGCATTTCTGTCCCATCTATATGTACTTGAAAGTTACTATCCGCAGCAGCACCTGAGGGATCGACATCTATCTTGACATCATTAGCACTATCTATACTAATAACGCTATAACCAGAATTACTACCATAATGAAGTCTTATCGCTGGATCTGAAGCGTGAGAAATTTCTAAGGCATCATTAGGACTTGCTGTACCTATACCAACTTTTCCACTCGAATCGATGCGGACTCTTTCACTACCAGCAGTTCTGAACCATATATCATCCGTAGCCGAAACACAAAGATCATCAGTGTCATGACTATATGTAATATAACCTTCGGCTCTAGTCCCATTACTAAAAAGAAGACCAGAATCTCTAGTAGCTCCTGTTGCTATATTTATATAAGTATCTGAATCACCATTTTCTATAACAAGAAAATCTTGTGAATTACTATCGAAACCAGTAACAGCATCGTGAGTAAATTTTAATGTATCTCCATCAAAGGTAAGTTTTGCCTCACCTTGAATAGAATTGGCCCCTGTAACGGTTGTAATTTGGTTATTAGTTGAGCCTGTAAGTCTACATATGTCAGTTCCATCAAGTTTAAATAATTGAATCCAAGCATTATTAGCCGCGTTCCTGATTTTTAAATATCCGCTATTCGTGTCAGCCCACGTTTGATAGGCTACCTTGCCAGAACTCGGTTCAGTACTCCCTGAATGATTTGACCATAAGGCGGCGTATTGCGTATTGATGTCACTTCTTACAGCCGAGCCCGTACCATTTGCAACTACTCCATCAGCTTGTGCCATCTTCTAATTCATACGTATCGTTAGCGTTATTCTATACTGTTTTGCCGTAACCTACCGCCGACCAAGTGAAATTTCTATCAACTGCGGTATTACTTGAATTTTTAAAGGTCACTATAAAAGAACTACTGCTAACCGTTCCCATCTCGATATAGTCACCGCTTGCTAAGTTCATCGCATTAATACCAATCGAAGGTAAATAAGCGTTCGTTCCGCCTAAGCTACTAGTTCCGGTAAAGAAGTTTTTAGAGAAATTGACTGTCTTACTACCTGCCCCTGATGCAACCGCCCCGGTGCTTTGTTCTTGTCTTCTTTGCAGTGTGGCCGTATAACCCAATTCATCAACAAGAATATTTTCATCTGTGTTATTACTTGTAAGTATCGTTTTAAAATCAAAGCCTCGGCCTGTAAACGTACCATTAATAAACTCTTTCCAACCTGACCAACTAGCACCGCCAGAAGCCGGATCATCATCAGTAGATCTTAAATATAATTTTGCATCTACATTTAATACCGCCGCGCCATCCCAATCGTTTATAGCGTCAACATCTGCCACCGCGTCAAAATCATCAGCGGGTAAATAAGCCCTAGTGACGAAATGACGTTTTAAATCAAGTGAGAATTTAGCGCCTAAATCAAGTTTGTTTGCAAAGGTATATGTTCCTTCAGTATCAACGCCTGTTGAAATATCAAAATCAACCATTGCATCAACATCAGCAACCGTATCAAAAAGGGCTGTTCCTTGCAGCGTTAAAGCATCTAAATCTTCCTCGTAGTAGGTATCAGAATTAGTACCTTGAAATGGTGGTGTGTCGCCGTCTTCTCTTCTTGTTTGAACAGCCAAAGCGCCAATTGGATCAGGAAGATCAATAACAATTGAAGTAGCGCTAGATATTCTTCCGCCTGAGTCTTCAAAGGCTAAAAATATTTCACCTTCTACCATTGGTATTGTTGCCTCTGTTTGGCTACCAGCTTTTGCAGCAATAAGCGTTACAGCGTTTGAAAATGTTGCTGTTCCATCGGTTTTATTTGAATGTCTAAATACACATTTACCGCCTAATTTCACATCAAGGTCGGTTGTTTGATCCCATGTCAGTCTTCCAGTATTTGCGTTGATTGCCTCAAAGAAAAGATTTGTTGGTGCGCTCGGTACTGCTGTTTTTCCTACGGCTGTATAAGTTAAGTCACTTGGAACAGTTGAAGGAATCCCAACCCCATTAATAGAAAAGACTCTTACTTCATAAACACCCGCCGTTGCATCAAGAATTTCAAAATCAGGTCTAGAGAAAACATCAGATGATACAAAATTATCATTTCCTTTTCTCCATTGAACACGATATGAACTAGCTCTAGGTACTGATTGCCAACTAACAATAATTTTTACTTTTGCTTGATTATTTTCTTCATAAAATTGCTCTGTTGCAGATAAAGAACCGGGAGCATCAGGAGGTGTATTTAAGACACTTGTGTTTCTTGTTGGTAGTGTTGAACCATCTTCTACATAAGCGTATTTCCCAGAGTTATAAGGAAGCGCCGTAACAACATAATTAACGCCCTCTTCTTCTGTAATTGTTAAAACTCTCCATTGAGTTGTTTGTACTGTGTCGTTTTGTAAGATCCATACTGAATTACTATTTGGCGCGGAACTAAAAGCAGAACTTACAGTTATCTCTGCCCCTGATATTCCGCTAACTGTTTTTGTTTCAACGGAACCATCAGAAAGAACAACTGAAAGCGTTGGGTTATTTGTTGTTGGTAAGTCTGTCTGATCAGTATTATCTACGGTTACAACTGTTGTAGTAGCTGATTTAATCAGGCCACCGCGCCGAACTCCAGCCCTAACAGGATCACTGATTTCTATAACTGCGCCGGGTCTGATTAATACACCTGCTGATAATCCAATTGAAAAACTTACTATTTCTGATTCGTTTTGTTCTGTATAAAGAAGCCAACGACCTAAACGCGCCGCCTGACCTCTTGACGTACAAAAAAGGCTCCTTACCTGTTTAACAACTGCTCCATATTTTGTTTTTGCCGTACTATCAACTATTTCCTCATAATCTATCTCTTGCGTTTCCATATCGAACCAACCGACATTAACAACGGTATGACGACTCTTTAATGATGATCCTGAATAGGTAAAGCCACCTTCTCCAACGTTGGCAAGGGTGAATAAATAACTTGCGTCTTTTGGTGCATCCTGTGAAATCGTTAGGGCGCCCGTACTCCAAAAGGGCATGCAACGCATTACAGAACAAAGATCATTAATTAATCGGTATGCGTCTACCTGTTGCTGAACGACTCCATTAACTGCAAACCTTGGTTCTGTTCCTCCATTGCCATCATCAACACTTGCGCCGCAATATTGGGAAACAGCATAAAAATCATATTTTGAAAGTTGACTAGCTGAGATATGAGCGCCACAGCCCCAACGGGTGTTAACTAATAATTCATGGAGTATCCAAGAGGGATCCGTTGTCCATTCTGGGTCTGTTTTAAATGAGCCGTTCCAACTTCCTGAATAGCTAATTGCGCCCGTTGTTGAATCAACTGTCCCATTTGACGGAATAGGGATCTTTAATCCTCGAACGCGATATGAACGAGCCGGAGTTTGTGGAAATTGCTCGGCGTCAAATCTTAAGGCAACATGCGCCGTGTTTGGATATGCTCTTTGTTCATAATAAATTTCCGTATAAGACGACCAGTTAAACGCATCTATTATTTTCGGGTTGGTACTATCAGCCGCCGTTCTTTTTACTGTGACCGTTAAAGGGTGAACAAGTGGGCTAGTAGTGAAACTAATTAAATAATCTTTGAAATATGCGCTTGAAGTTCTTCCCTCAATTGCATTATCACTTATTGGCGTTGCTACTGTTCCGTTGTTATCTGTAATTTGAATTGTTACATAAGTTGTTAAACCTGAAATAGTGCCGTCATCCTCAAATTTTTGTAATCTTGGTACACCAATAGTTACCCTAACAGCGTCAATATTGCTTGTTAAAGTCCTTGAAACAGAAGTTGAATAAGTTACATTAGCACCAACGCTATATTCAGTTTCAATATTATTTATTCCACCAATAAATGTTTGGTTAGATGTACCAAATCTAGGTTCAAACTCTACATCCTTAAAGTTATAATCTGTATCTTGTAAATTAGTTACATCAGCCGAAGATTTAAGGATTTGAGTTTTGTTTAAATAAATATCTTTTAACGCCGCTAAATTATAATTTGTTGTTCCTTTTGTGTAAGCCGCTGCACTTGGGAAGCCTTCAATTTCGCCTTCTCCTAATACCTCAATAAAGGTTGCAAATTGTTTACTTCCTAAAACACCTTCTGGGAGTGTTGGATCTGGGTAAGTGTTCCATTGCCACCAATTAGAAAAACTCATTACGCATTCCCTCTAAATTGAACGGTATCAATACCAGCACTAACAATATTGGAACCCGCAAAGATTTCTCCAAAAATTAAATTTACGGGGACACCTGAACGGGATACATTTTGAACGCCGCTAAATGAATAGTTACTTTGTGGATCTAAAGCCGAATCATTACCGCTAAATGTTGGAATGTCTGGGGTTGGCGTGAGCATTTGAGAAACGCCACCTAAAGCAAGACTAATACCGATACTTGTTGAAATTGCTCCAAGTGTTGTTGCCCCTATGGCCGTACCTGCTAAAGCCGGAGCCAAATAAGGCGCTGCAATAAAGACCGCCGCCGCAACAAACTTACCAATAGTCGATCTAAAGAAACCTCCGGCACCAACAGCCACCGGAACAATCCTTATTTCTTCACTATCACCAATCGGATAATTTAACTCTTCCTCGCCAATATTGTAATTACCAACAAAAATTTTATAGTGTTGATCTTGCATGTGTTTCTCAATATCCGGCCAATTAGCAACTAAAAAACGGCCTACCTCCGCAACATTAGAAATATCAGCTAAAAAAGTTCCTGTTTCCCAATTAAGAAACTTTCTTAAAGCTCCATAGACTTTAATTTTACGCAGCATGGCGATACCTCCTAACAGTTGCATCAATCAAAAACTGATTGTATAAATCACGGGAACTTAGACGCCCCGCCATGTGATGTAAAACCATTTGTTCACCGATATAAATGGCAACATGGTCAGGATCAGGGCCGGTAAATTTCATCAATAACAAATCACCCGGTAGCATTTCTCTATTATCGTCTATTTCAACGAAATTACTTTGAGGAATTAATCTTTCAAATATGCCATTCGTTAATATTTCTTCCGGTTTGTTTGGTCTTTTCCAATCCTTGACTTTTAAACCTTTTTCAGCAAAATAATCAATTACCAAAGTCCAACAATCACTAGAACCCCAAGTCCATTGACGACCAATTAAAGGCGCTTTATATCCTGTTGGTTTGAAATCGTGCCATTGCTCAGTTTGTGGGTTAACAATATAAAACGGTAAACCTAAATGCTCACAACTAGATAAATCAACTTGGCTAGGTTGTGGCGAAGTAAACGGGTGAGAGTGAAACACCCCGACCAATTCCCCCGCGTCTTCCGCTTTCATCCAATCATCGGGTGACAAACAAAAACCATCAGTCGGATCATCTGCAATATTTTCACAAGGCCAATATTTCTTTCTACCTTTAACAATGCAAATAAGGCCACAGACTTCTTTTGTGTTTGTTTCTTTTGCGTGAATTAATGCTGATTTTTTCCAGTCCATAACTAAATAAAAGTACCAACACCGGGAAAATCTGTCCGGGTCACTTGCCTTAAAGGAACGCGAACATTAACGAGATCAAAAGCAGCGCAACACTCCCATTCAACGATGTCTCTGTTTTCTGTGGTTTTACGATCTAAAAAATATATTTCTTCAGGGAAAGCGGCGCTTGCGTCGGGTGTTCCGTATGGGTTGGTTCCACCTGAAAAGTTAGCTGCGTCAATATATCTAGCAAGTGTTCTAATCCTTGTTAATTTTGCCCCGTTTAAATCATTTCCCGCCGTTGTAGCGTTAACGGTTGATATGTAGCTAGTAATCGTTCCGAGAATATTTGAAATTCTAATTCGTGGTCTTGGCAACGTACCCTTGCCTGAATATGCAAACCCATCACATTCCACGGGGAATCGTTGATAAGAATTAGACGCCCAAACAACTTCACCATTGGCGTTCATATTGGCGCCGTTATGGAAACGATAAACAGTAGAAGCACCGTGAAGCGTACTATCAAGCGTCAACGTAAATAGCTCAATTACAGAACTAGGATTGATTTTCTGTAGCTCACTTACAGGAATTGCCATTTATGGTTCAAACACCTCCTCAAATTTTGCATTAATCGTTGTTCTGCCATATCGCGGCATATTGGTTGACCATGACCGACAGATGAATTTCCCAGCGCTACCTCTTGGCGGTGTCCAATCAAATGATTCTGTCCCAGATCTTGCTTCTAAGAATGTGATGATATTGTCTCTTTCTGTATCGTCTCTATTAGCAAAGATCAAAGACCAATTCTTAGGGTCACGATTAAGGCCGAATTGAATCCTTTGTTGGTAGCCTTCACCGAAAACGGTTGTCTTTGCTATTGGTGCGCTTTGTTCAGTAGCAGGGAAACTAGGGGTATAAGAGAAAGTAGCCATAATTAAGCAGGGTTAAGGATTCCTCCGGGTCTTGACTGTTGAACTAATTCAGATTGAACAGCCGCCGCGATTAATTGACCTAATGCCCTGCCCTGTTGCTCATCGCCTTGAACTTCTGTTCCTGACGCATCAACTGAAACATTAACAACGGTATTATTTCCCCCACCTTCTACGCCAAGTTTTCCATTACGTCTTGTTAGTGGCAATATTGCTTCGGCTCCAGCTTCACCCATTAACCCAATTCCATTTTTAAAAGGGAACACAGTAGGTTTTGTAACTATCCCACCATTCGCAAAAGGTACAATTCCGTTTTGACCGTAAACATTACCATTAGCGTTTTTAGTAAATAAGCTGCTGAAAAAGTTTGATAAAGGCTTAGTGATTGATTGCTGTATTTGAATACGAATCATATCTTTAATAATGCTATTTGCTAAATCACGAAAATTTAATTTGCCGCCCGTCACAAAATCTACCAAAGCGTCTTCCATTTTTTTAAACGAATTAACGACCATATCTGAAACTCTTGTCGATATATCTTTCATTCCTTCGCGGTATTTAGTTAATCCATCCTGTGCCCCTTGTTTCCATTGATTATTTAATTTTTCAACTGATCCGGTAAGAGTATTAACATCACCATTTCCTTCTTTTAAAGTATCAAGTAATTTTATTAATTGGTCTTCTTGGTCAATATCTTCTTTGTCTTTATCTGTTAAGGGTGGAGGTTTAGGAAGAGAACGCTTGATTTTATTTGGATGTCCTTCAAATCCAAACATTATAAAATTCATAAATCCTTCCAATTCCTTACTCTTTAAAACCTTATTTAATATCTTTACTCCTTCAGTTATCCCTTGAATAATAGTAACGATTCCATCAAGATTATCTTCTATCGCTGCAATTTGTAATTCCTCAACTGCAATATTTAAGTTTCTAAATTGTTGAGCTGGCCCCTTCATTGCTTCAGTTAGTTTCTCGGCTCCTTCTGTTCTTAATCGTTCCAATGCTGGCAAAATATAATCAATTGTGACCTTTCCCTGTCTTGCTAAGTCCCTAATCTCTCCAACAGTTACCCCCATTTCTTTCGCTATTGCCTGAACAACAGCAGGGGTTTGTTCAAAGACACTATTTAATTCTTGTCCTCTTAAAACGCCAGTACCTAAAGCCTGAGACAACTGTAAGAAAGCGCCGGAAGCTTCAGAAGCACTTGTACCGCTTAATTTTGCCGCCGTATTAAAGCCCTCGTAAACAGTAACTATATCTTCAAGTTCAAGCCCTATCGGTCTAAGTCTTGCGTATATCTGAGCAAATTCTTTATTAGCTTGCGTCTGACTTACTCCGAATTTTTTCGCTGCATTACCCGCCGCAGTTTGAACAGCCGCCAAATTATCAAAACCTTGAGCTAATAAATTTAAACGTCTTATTGATTCTTCTCTTTGGACTGATTTATTTAACGTATCTTGAACGGCTCTAAGCGAGACATAAGCTTTTGCTAAACCATCGAAGGTAAGCTTGGCATTCTTAACCTTACCGGCCAACCCTTGCATTGAGTTTCCTAACCTTTTTATTCCCTGCGCTCCTAACGTCTTTACAGATAAGAGCATTGAATATTTAGCCGCCATTATTTTTTACCCTCTTTATTCAAAAGGCTCATAACCGTTACTTCTAAAACTTGAAGATCTTCAAACACTTCAACAAGATTCGGTATTTCATACAGTCTACCAATAGTTAAGACGTCGGCATAGCAAAGACCCGAAAGATTACCAAGGCCGCCGATTCTCCATTGCGTTTGAACTTTTAAAAATAAATCTATCGCAGCCCAATTCTCTTCAAACACTAAAAAATCTTCTTCCGGTTCAAGTTCAGGAATAACAATCCCCAACACTTCCGCGTCTTTCTGCGTCTCATCAATTACGCCACCTTGACAATAATATTCGGCGGCGTCTATTAGTTTTTTCTTTTTGCTCCGGCTATTGAATCAAAGAAAGACGTTGCGATTGCAGTTGCAACCATTGGTACGTCAAGCAATTGTTTTAATTTTGCTTGTGAAAACTTAAGTTCGTTTCCTTGATCGTCTTCTATTCCATCCCAACCAACAAGAACTTCTTTAACGAGATCAACATCAGTCAAATCTCCTGTTTCGATTAGCTGCCCCATTTCACGAATACGCGATTGAGTGATGCGTTTAAATTCACCGTCGAACTTTTGTTTGTCGTGCCTACCATCATCAACAGGAACTTCAACAGTTACCGGCCATTTATAAGTACCTGATTGGTCAAGCTTAAAGCCCATTTGCTTTGCTACGTTTAAATAGTAATGTAAGCCTAGCTTAGTTTTTTAGCAATTAATTAAGTGTATGCGATTGATAGCTCGTTATTGCCTGCGCTTGTAGGTGTTGCTGTAAATGGAAGGCTTAACATCTGAACACCGTCTGAATCTTCATAGGTTGGCTGCCCTAAGTCAGTTTGTGGACAACTAACAGTCACTTTGTTTCCTGCGGTTGTTCCATGTAAAAAGGTATTTGTCCCGGTTGAACTTCCTGTCGCATCTGTGAAGAAGTTATGAGCCGATAAGGCAACCGCTTCTACTGTTGCACTACCGCTAGGCTTCCTATCTGTAATCATGACTTCCTGAGTACCGCCGACTAATTGACGGACAACGGTTTCATTATTCATATCAAAATTCCATGATTGCAACGCGCCAGAATAACCAAAGATTGAAAAGGCGCTTGTGTTGCCTGTCTTGAATAACAATGGACTGGTTGCGTTATAGGTACAAGTTGGCGCCGTTGTATCTGTTGGAGCCGAATAGATGCCAGTCATGGAAAATGAAATTACTGGGATTTGATTTAATTCGCAATTTATTGAGAAAGTACCCCGGCAACCTGTCACCTTATGGCGTACACCGTCAATATTGCAATAAATAGTACATGAGCCAAAGGATGCACTAACAGGGGCATAAGTATTACTTGTTGAGCTAACTGTCGTGACCGCTAAACCCGATGCCTTAAGGAGTGGGGCATAGGCTGGTTCCGTTCCGGCTGCGCCACTTCCAACCATTTCAACGTCACAAGTAACATTGACTCTTGTATTACTTAAAAGCGTTTCGTAATTCCCGAGATAACCGCGAATCAAATCTCTGCTGACCTCATCGGACTGAACAGGTTCAATATTCAAATCACGAACAAGAATGGCATTGCTTCCGCCTGTTGGTGTGGGGTCGGTTCCATAGCTACTTTCAGTTTTTACGAGTAGCGTTCTTTTTCTAGTTAGCTTTGGCACGACACAACAAGATCAACAATATGTAAACATCATAATTCAATTCTTGCTATTTAGGCATAGCAAATTCTTTATTGCGTTATGTCGTCAACTTCTGTTCTATATCGGACTGTGTAACCCATACCCGTCACGCCAATTGGTGAATCACCATCTATCGCTTCAAAGGTGACATTAGTGGGTTGAATATCAATAGATTCTCCTCCAAGCGTTAAATCTGCCATTAATTTGGCGTGCGCTGAAACGACTGTTGCATCTGCCTGTTCGTCTGGGACATCTCCAGAACTAAGAACAGTAACCGTTACAGATAAAGACCAATCAAGGGTAGGAAGAGATGTGTTTTGTTCCGCTGCATCATTATTCCATTCAATAATTAACGCGGGAAGTTGTGAACGTTGAGCTAAAGGAATTGTTCTACTTCTATAAATGCGTGTTCCTACACCTGTTGTATTAGCTAACGCCGTCTTAATTGCGTCAAGTATGTCTTCCCGTTTCGATGCCATTGTTTAAGTCTTCTGTAAGGAAATTTCGCGGGTTAAATTATCAAGTCCTGATTCATTAGTCCTAACGGTATAAGCAACAGAATCAACCGTTATTGAATCACCTGTTACCAATGTTCCAAAGTCTGAATTTTTGCAATGAAAAACGTAGTCAACAAATATCACCTGATCACCTGCAACGACCGAAGTAGGTTGATCTAATATCCCATTTGCAGTCGTTCCGCCACTTGTCGCACTAACGGCAAAATCACTAAAAAAAGCGTCTAGGTCGTCACTCAATGCCATCGTCTGTTTCTGTTTCTTCTACAACAACTTTTGCTTTTTTAGCTTTTTTAGCTTTTGGTGGAGTTGGTGGACATGCAGGCGCTTCGCTAGCTTCTACAGCCTTACCCATATTAATTAGGGTTACTGCGTCCTTCTCGCTTAAGTCGTGAGTTTCACCCGCTTCTAGGTGAACGCCGCCGACGGCGGTTGATCGTGTAATTAATACATCCATAAGAAAAAAAAAGGGGGGCAATAAAGCCCCCGCGATCTATTAAGTAGTTACGTCTAAGCAGGCAGCAAATGCTGAAGCTTGTCTTACAGCAACGTCGATTGTTGTAATAGCTCTAACACTTGTTAATGCCTTACTAAAGTCATCGGAGTCTGTACCTATTTCGATTTCTAAACCGTTACCCCATACGCCTAGAGCAACTTGTGAGAAGTCACCAAAGATAACAGCAGAACAAACACCTGAGCTAGAACCTTTTGTTAGGTTGCTTGGTACGTTTGTTGATACTCCTAT